TTGAATCAAAGAATATCTATGTTGATACCCTTCTTGATTTGAGATAACTCGGACTCCCGATTCCACAAAAGAATTATTTATTTCTTTAATGCCCCCCAATTCTATACTAGAATAAAAGATAGAATTTGCCCCACCAACTAAATCAACGATTTCTCCTGTTATCAGGCTTCTAATTTTAAATGTTGTTGTTGTGGCACTGGTTACCAAATAATGAGTCCCTGTCGATACTCCTCCATTTGTCGAAGTAAACATTACCAAATCACCATCATTTAATCCATGAGGAATTATACAAGACCAGATATTTAAAATTGGAGTAGCGGTCAAAGATTTATCCCACGGTTCAACCGATTTTGAAATTTCAAAATAATCAGCATGAGCATTAGCCACATAATAATTGATATATGGGTCAATATTACCAACGCCTTTCAAAAAATAGACCATATCCCCATTAATAAAACCATGATTTATTGAATTTATTTTAGAATCTAATTCTGAAATAGTACAAGAATATACAGTATTCGGGGAATAAGTATTTGCTGTCAAATCTGGTGGATTGATTATTGTAAAATCAATGCCGAATTCCCATTCTTCAGAACAATAATCATATTCACTCAATACATTTACAACTTGACAAAGTTCATTATAATAAGTAGAAGGGGAAGCCGTTGGATTTTGAACAATATAAATGTAATCTCCCACTTTTACTCCAAATTGTTTTGGGTCTCTATCAAGTTTTAAACGAAAATGAACTTTATAACAGGTTACTGGCGAACTTGAACTTATAATTAAAATGCCATTACTATCTACTGCTGGCCCAGGAATAACTGGTTTCAATTGAAATTCATTATTATTGATTTTAAGAACTAAATAATAAACATTAGCATTAATCCCCGCACCATTCCCATTTTCAAAAACAACTATATCGTTTGTTAAAAGTCCATGTTCTATATGGCTTAAAATATCAGTTATGGGGTCTACGGTGCAATTAATCATGTGTGATAAACGAATTTCACTTAAATCTTTATCGTTTATCAAATATTCATAATCTTCATAAAGATTTATTTTAAAAGAGGTTGCTGTTGTTCCTCTTATACCACGTTCACAATTTAATAATTTAAATTTTTTATCCAAAAATGTACCATCATGAAAATCAAAGAATTCGATATCCTCATAAGATATAATTTCATCACCTATTTTGATATAACCTTTGGGAATTATTTTCGGATTTGTGCCATTTGAAATATGTTGTTTCGGAAAATATGGTTTCCCTTCAATAACATTTATTACAATATCCGTATCCGTACTCAAAATATTATGAACCAATTCTAATTTAACATTATTAGAATCGGAATTTTCGTCCGTAAGAATATCAATATCCGTTCTTATTGGTAATAACCTATCCGTTGCGATGCAATAATCTAATAAATCATCTTTATAAATATCTTTAATCCAGTTATCCTCTTCATCCGATACAAATCCATAATCTGTTGCTAAAGGGAAACAATTTAAATCAGCTACAGGAATTGTATCTTTCTCAGCATCTAATTCTTCTTCAAATTTGAACAAATCAACATCGTAATCTTCCACATTAAATGGTAAATCAAAAGGAGTTCCAGCATTTCGTAATTCAAGATGTATTTTATTAGGGTCATAATAAATTCCTAAATTATTTTTAGAATCGGAAGGAACTATTTCATCATCGAAACTTCCACCACCAGAACTTTTTATATCATCATCAGCCATTTTAAAATATTCCCACTCGGAAATAATTAATTTTAAATTGGGAATAGGATGATTGTATAATTTCTTATTTTCATAAAAAATACAAAGTTCATCATATAATGCCTTTGAAATTTGCGGTTTCAAAAAATTTTCATCATTTGGGTAATATGCTCTTGATGATTCGTATAATAAAAGAATTAGAAAAGGTAAAGAATAAAAACTGAAATAGTTAAAAGTCCACAAATCCTGATAACTTTTCAAAGGTTCAGAAATTATTTTATGCCAAAGTTTTATCGCACTTAATAATCCTTTTTCTCTATAAATAGCAACTAATTCTTTAGTAAACAAACGAACTCGATGTTTTCTTGTCAAATCTGTTTGTTTTACTGCAATATTTGATGATGTTATAATATCTGCAGGAATTGTTCCGTCTTCTGTTTCTGTAATTTTAAATCTCGTTGCTGTAGAATCTATTACCCAATAATCTTTTCCTGTTATTACCCCGCCATTATTACTATTAAATCTTATTCTATCTTTATTAGTGAAACCATGGGGTAAAGAGGACATCCATTCATCCGTTGTTCCATCTGATGTTAATGATATCAAAGTGGCTCCGCTAAAGAAGGGAAGATTCTCATAATCATCTAAATTTTCGCCAATGGTTTTAACCAAATATTTTAAATGTTCAATTTCAGCTTCATCAGTATCTGAAAAATTTTCAAATTTTGCTATATTTTTATTATAAGCAATATCCAAATGTTGTCCGATGGTATAAATGAAATCAATCAAATAATCATTAGCTTCAGAAAAATAATAAGTTTGTAAACTAGTCCCCGTATCATGTCCTTGTATTATACTCTGGATAACTCCTGTTGGGGTATAATAATAGTTTTCCCCTGATAATGAGGGCCTTGGTTCCACATAAAAGAATTCTTCATCTACATACCAATATTTCAAATACTCATTATCAATTTTTATCAGGCCAGTTTTTTCAAAATCTAAATTTTTATTCTCTTTAATTGTTGTTCCAACACTATGAGAAGAAGGAGTACTGGCATAAATTCCACGAACCACTCCTTTGAATTTATATGTTAAAATATTATATGAAGAATAAGAAACATATTCATTATCTATAATCAATTCCCCTATTTGAGGAACAGTAAAATATATAACAGAATCAACATCATGTGAAGTAGAAGTTGTATATTGAGTGCCACGAATTAATTTTTTAAAAACCCCTTCAGTCGGTATAAATTCATTTACTTCAAACTTTCCATAACACACAATTTCATTATTTATTTTTATCAAACCATTTTTTGGAATCACTCCAGAAACATCATAGATTGTAATTTCATAATCACTTGATACCAAAGCATTTTTTAGTTTAGCAGAAAAAGGTTGTGTGATTTGTATTTCAACTGCTGTTTCTGTCAGTGCTGTTGCTAAAGTTCCTGTAAATTCTCCCTTATTATATCTTATAGTTTCTACTTGAGAAATTAAAGGATATGCAAATTCTGTAACAATAGAACTGGCTGGATGTTTTATAGCGAATGTTGGGTGAAGTCCTCTAGTTACATTAGTGAATTGTAAACCATTTAACCATTGATTATAACCTTCATATGAAATTATTTCTTCATCGCCACTATCGGTTAATATTTTAAACTGACCATTTTTTGGAATTGCTCCTAAATTTGATGGCCTTGTTATTGTAATAGTAGTGGAAAAAGCATCTAATTCTTCTCCCAAATAAGCAGTCCATAAAATTTTATTACAATGAGAAACCGCTTCAGTTCCTAAAAACCCTCTTTCTAAATTATAAAGTTTTAATTCTGTTAAGGTTTTATTATCATAACGGATATATTCATCTTCAATTTTAACTACACCTATTGGTTTGAAAATATCTTCGTTATCAGACATATCAAAATATATTTCTTCACTACTTGGCGTTAGCACCGCACTTAAAAAGCGATATTTTTCACCAACATGAGAGTCCATATCTTCATCCAAAAAAACTTCAATTTCTTTTGGATGTACTTTGAAATGTTTTGGAAGATATTTACTAAGAAGATTAACAAAACCTATTGACATTGAAGTTTCCTATTTATCCAAGAAATTTTTAATTTTTTTGATATTGATTCTCTTTTATCCAGAGTCATCAAATCCTTCATTTTATTACTAATTTTATCTTTTGTTTGTTGAGTTTGACTATGCCCTGTTCGATTTTCCCATGATTTTTTCATAGATTTAATAGTTTTTTCTGAATGATTTTTACCCTTCATTGGGCTTGATTTCCCATACATCGGATTTTTACTTCCACTAAAATCAATATTATAAAGATGCATAGGATTATTTTTTCCTTGTATTGAAGGTCTTACTCCTTTCATTTTCTCGATTGATTTCTTTTTGTGTTTAAATCCATAAATACCATCGCCCCCGTCAGTCAAATTATATCCATTTGGACACTTTGTATTTAGTTTTTTAATCCAAAATTTTTCCATTTCATTTAATTCTTCATTAGAATAATAAATCGGAATCCATTTAAAATTTTCTTTTTTATATTTTTTTAAAGCCCTATGAAAAAAATATTTTGAATTATTTTTTACATCCCAAAAATGTGCGGAAATTCTATTATTTAATTTTTTTATAGTTTTCCCAATATATTGTTTATTATCTTTTAAATTAGTTACTATATATACATATCCCATTTTTATTCTCTAATCATTGATAAATAGTTCCCTATTGCTTGAACGGGGAATTCTGTTGATGTACACTGAATGTTAGTTATCCCATAACTTGCATCAGTAGTTCTTTTCATTTCAAAATAACAATAATCAATTCCAGCAAGAGATTCTATAGCATAAATGATATCTGAAGATTTAATCAAAGCACCTAATCTTCCATAATTTAATAAATATTCTTCTATTTTACTTTGTATACCTACCCTAACACTTGAATCGGTATACCCTTCATATTTTTTATATTTCACTTTGAATTGTAGTTGAATCGGAACTGGAATAATATATTTCGGCCAGACGGTTAAAGATTTTTTTACCTTTATAAGTTCATTTACATTTTCATAAAATGAAAGATAATTCTCTCCATTAGTATCAGGAACCAAAGGTAAACCATCGGTATCTTTCAATAATAATCCTATTGTAATTTGATTGAATTCTTTAAAATTTGGTGGTTGGGAATCCTCTTCGGCTAAAATATAAACATCAAGTATATTTGAGAAATTAGCATTAATCAATGCAACAATGTCTTCTCTGGTAATCGCTCTGTCTCCCGCTTTAAAATAAATAGGTGCGTTTGCACGAATTGATTCCAAATCTTCAGGGTCACCACCATTTAAAAATGAACTTGATTGAGTGACGAACATTGAAATAGGATTGGTATTGATATCTGAAATTGTGTCTGATATTGAAGTAATAGCCCCGCCATTGATATTGCCGTATTTTCCAATATTCAGATTATATACAAATTTTATTACTGCATTGGTTGGAGGAATTTTTCCAAAACTATTATCCCCAAATGTTATCTTTACGGCATAATCGCTATATTGTTCAACCATATACACTTCATCTGTTGCTTCGGCATCAACAAGAGAATTTACTTCAGTCCACAATTCATCATCAATATAAATTTGAATTCCACTATATTCGTATTGAGAATTAGGCCAAATTTTTCCACCGATATAATAATCCGTATTATCGGAATTTAAAATAAATTCCTGATTTTCCGTTCCTGCGGATTTATAAGTTTCTTCCTTTTTTATACCTTGAACTATCTTTAATGTTATCTCTTTGTCACCAGCCAATAATTCATTTTCATAAACCGTATAAAATAAAATTCCATCCGTTGTTGTTAATCTTGTTCCTTGCGGTATTACGATATTGGATGGATTAGCTTCTCTTATATAAGCAAAAACCTCCCCATGAGATGGAACTGCTCGTTTTACTTTATAATTCAAAAGTTTGATTATTTTAAGCATATTTTCTTTTATTTGTACGGTATCCAAATAATTTTCATTGGCTAAAATATTGATGCGATAGAGCATCATATCCCCAATAGAAGAATAAAGACGAATAAGAGTACTCCCTACTCCAGATTCAACTAAATCTTTCCAACCAGGAAGACCTTTAAGTTTGTTATATACTTCACTACGAATTGTCTCGAAATCACCGGAAAGCAAATTAATTCTATCTGCTGCCATATTTAACTCCTATTTCCTTTCACTTGAATTGCTCAAAAGAAATTCTTCCCTGAAAAATTGATTACCCATCGCCTTTATCTTAAAAATCATATCCAAAGTGAGCATCCCTATAGTTGGGGTATTAATTGCATATTTGAAATCAACGATTTCTACCCTATTTTCAAATCTTTCAATATCATTAATTACTTTTGTTTTTAAACCTTCAACATTGGCTGGAGTCATTTGTTCAAATAAAAAATCCTGTAAAGAGCAACCAAATTCTATCAGCCCTATCAATTCACCCTTTCGTGTGTTTAAAATATTCCTTATTGATTGAAGAATAGCATCATAATTACTTATAGTTTTCACATCTCCATATTCAAAAGAAAATATCTTTTGGATATCTTGGTCTACTACAATAACTTTACTTTGATAATTTTGAAGTGTGTGTGTATCTGCCATTTTATTCCGCTAAACCATAATCCTTTAGAGTTCTGGTTATTTGTTGCCAAGTATTCTCATCAACCCTTGTCTGCATAATTTTTTCCATACCCTCTAAACCTCTGGCTGTTCCACTAAACTCAGTTTCTATCTCCTCTGCGGAGATATCAATAATCTTAAATCCAGCTTGTACATTTGCCATTATTTATTCCTTACAATATTATTTATTAGTTTATCACCCTTACTCATATTTTCTTTAGCCCATAGTGGTTGAAGGTTAGTATAATGGCAGGCTTCTAAAAATTCATTCCTATCACTTAAATTAAAAGATGCTAAAGGTTTAACATGGTCAATATGCCATTTCCCATAATTATCCCAAGATATCCCTTTCTTAAATTGTCTTTCCAAATGTATTTTTAATTCAATAATAGAACAACCCATATCTTTTACTGCGGAACCTGATTTATAATTTCCTTTAAGTGCTTTATTTAATCTATTTCTTAAATTATAAGCAAGTTTATAATTAATATCTGTTTTTTTCCTATTATTTTGATATTCATTCCTTTTTTCTTTATGATTTTTATTATATTCTTTTGATTCTTTTTTATGATTTTCCCGATATTCTTTTTGATATTTATCGATTTTTTCTTTATTATTTTTTCTATATTCTTTATAAATTTTTGGCGAAGAAAACCCCTGAGTCTTTAGCTCAGGGGATGAATTCGTTTCATACATAAAAACCTCCATAATTATAAAACCTATCTATGTTTTCTATTCTGACAGTTCTGTTCTTTCCCTGATAATCATTATAAGCAACTCTTGTTCCTAAATTCTGACATCCTTTAGAAACGAATGGTTGACCATCTATATAAATCAAATCCTTATTTTGAACCTTGTATTTTTGTTTTCTTATGGAAGGCTTGAAACCTTTTCGGTTTAACTGTAAGGCTCTATTATTTCTTCTTTTTTGTGTCCACTTTACTTCTTTACATCTTTCTTGAACTGTTCCGTTACCTATTACAAAAGCATCATTAGTATGAGATTTTTCAAGGTTTAGTTCGTTTCTTTTTACTTTAGTTTCATATCCATAAGTTACTGCTGTTGGATACAATTTCTGTGTTCTTCTGACTACTTCTTTCCTGATTATATTCATCATTGTTGCATCTTTGTATTGCTTATTTTTTGTCAAAAGATGATGCGAGTTCTTTTTATGTAGTCTTTCATGACATTTCTCATGCAAAAGATTTAAATTATCAGGTTTATCAGTTCCTTTGGGTTTTGGGATTATATGATGAAGTCTGAAACTGTTTCCTTTACTTGATTCCTTACCACATAACTGACATTTGCCATGCTCTCTTGCTGTCACATAAGCCCTAATATTCTCATATTCGTACAAAGAACCTTGCTGATATTCTTTTCCCGATATTTCCGGATTTAAAATTTTCTGAATATCAAACTTTCCCGATTCCACACAAACTCTTGATACAGGAACATATTTAGAAATCTTATCAAGAATCCCTATATGAGAATCAATCTTATGCTGTACTGATGGAGCAAATATGAATCCTTTTCTGTTGTCGAATCTTGGTTCTCTGTACCATAATCTGTTTCTTCTATTTCTTCGATACATAGCTCTTTCTTCAATCTTGTCACTTACATCGGTTCTTAATTTTACTTCAATTCTTACTATTTCTCTCTTTTCCGTTCTTACTGATACACCTGCATATTCGTAGCCTGTATCTAAACTAAAAATAATCTCTTGTGTCTTTTCTTCACAGCTAAAATTAAGCTGGATAACAAACGGAAATCTTTTAATTACTGTAGCCTTACCCGATTTTACCATACGTTTGCTCTTAGCATAAGAACAAGGCATCAAAGGTTTACCTTCCTTTGAAAGGACAAGTACAAGTGCTTGTATTGAGCGTCCTACTTGTTGGACTTGATTCTCTTCGGGATTGATTAATACTGGCTGTATGCTCTTATCACTAAGAATTTCTTCTTTGTTTAGACAAGAACTCTCAGAGCAGAGAACTAGAGAAGTATTCTCTGGTGAATTCTTTAGCCTTATATTAATCTTCTGCATAGTTTCCTAAGCTCCCTAATCAACTCTTTTCATCGTTGTACGTCACCGTACAAGCCCCTTGGTCTTAAGCCAAGGGGTAGTTGACCATATTCATCTAATA